CGTTTGAATAGGGGTTGACCAGCTTTGCTATGCCCTTGTGGAAACTTCAGAACCTCACTAGTCTCTATGTCCGTTGCCCAGAATGGCGTATTAGGCTTTGCTGGGTCAATGAACATCTTCTTAACCCAAGAGTGACCTGGACCACCTGGGTTTGTAGTTGCTCTCATGTACAGACCTAAGTCTTTGTTAGCACTACGTAGTCGGGATCTCATGTAGTTCCACGAGTAAGGACTGTTCCATTGTGTCAACTCGTCGAATGCTACGTAATTAAACGCCTGACCTTGATAGCGCATTACGTCTGTATCTCTATCCAAGTACGACATCCAAAGTGTGCCGCCTCTTGGTGTAGTCCATTGCGACTTACGCTCAGACCACTTTATGTTAGGTATTGCTTTAGGGTATAGCTCTTGGCTTTTCTGTATAAGTTCCCTAAGTTCTTCTGTTGTATGTCGTACAAGTAGTCCACTAAAGTCTGGACTATTTAAGTTTCGTAACGGATCAGCTAGTGTCGCATAGCTCTTTCCGCCTCCGGCTGCCCCACCATATAGTACCTCACGCTCAGAAGACGCTAGATATTGTGTTTGTGGACCAGGATTAGGTTGAAACACAACACTTTGTGCATACTCAACATCAAACTCTGGTGGTTTTGCTTGCGCTGGTGCAGCTTCAATCTTCTTCGTAGGTGTAGGAGCCGGGTCTTTCTTTTTCGAGGATTTCAATTTGGCGTAACGTTTTTTCGAGCCGCTTGGCATACTGGCGTTTAATCGCAGTAATCCTCTTTCGCTTTCTTTCGACATCTAACCTTTTCTTTAACCCATCGTGTGTTATGCTTCTGCCTGACTGTGTAGTTAGCCACGCAGCTACCTGTCTCAAACTATATTGCTTTACGTGTTTCTTTGCAAGCTCTAGTAGTTCTAACTGTTCTGGGATAGGGTTTAACCAATCCTCATCCTCTGGGTCTACCTCATATCCGAAAGGAATATTCTTACTTACTTTTGGAATCCTTTGCCACAGCTTTACCTTAAACGGTACTTTGGGCAGTGTCCAGTATTCATATTGTAAAGGTCTTTCACTCGTCAGATTCTGCATTGGTATCCTCTTTAGGTGGTAAGATAAACAAACCTCCTGTAGACTCCACTGATACTTTCTCTGTTTTTACGACACCTGCACGATCAAGTATCTGACCTGCAGCCATTAGTGTTTCTTTTATTCCTAGCTGGGTAGGATCGTCCAAAGCCCTACCATAAGCGACTGCAGCTTTGGGTCCAATCCTTGACATGTACGTTTTAGTAGCGTCAAATATCTCATCCTTCAATCCCTCCACTATAGATGTAGTGGGTGTGTTGTTACTGTATCCTGCTAACTTCTTAGCTGTAACAACATCCCCACCTGCTTCTTCAAATAGAACTTCTAGGAACTTAGTTTGTTTCTCATTTAAAGTTCTTGTCATTTTACTTTCCTGTAGGCTCTGGTTTTTTTTGCGATCTTCTTAGGTTGAGCCACATGCTGCTTACCTGCCTTAGTGCCTTTTCGCTTTGCTCTGGTTGTAGCGGCGTACTCAGCAGGGCTAAGAGACTTAATAGCCGCACTAGGTAAATAACGCTCACCAGTTTTAGCGCTAGGCTTCCCACTTTTAGTTCGCCATTTTTGTTTTGTCCATGACTTTAAACTTTTTTGAGACTTCTTGAGTGCCATATCACGCTTTCATTCCGCAGTCACATCCGCACTTTCCATTACATAGGCATCTCCAATTAAAGATTGCTCTAAATAATCTTTTAAAGTAACGCTTCATCTGTACCCTCCACCTTTTGTTTTGTATTGCTTTGCAAGCATCTGTGCTTTCCTGGCGCTCCACTGTCCAGGTTTTCCACCTTTGCTGCCAGCTTTAATGGAAGAAAACAAACGCTTACGCATAGTAGGCTTAGTATAATTACCTGCCTTGTTAACGGTTGACTTTTTGGTTGATTTCGCCACGAGTAATACCTATATCCCTTAACTGTTGATCGGTCATACTTGTCAACTGCCAGTGAGCTACTCTTCGCTCTTGGTGTTCTATTATCTTGTTGTTTGCTCTCTTTAGCACGTCTAGTAATCTTGTCCACATAAACTATCCTTTCTTACATTAGTGTGTACAAAGAATAGTTTTACATATATGTGGACAAAATTAAATAGACATTATTGCATAACCGTTATGCTGTTACTCCAACTTAGGTAAATGGAGTTGCTGCAGTACCGTCACCGAATAGGTGTCCTGTTACTACCCACTTAGAATCAGTGATACATGTGTACTTAATCATACCACCAATAAAACGTCCTTTAGTATCACCGTCAGCTACAAGCTGGTGATCTGCTGCGGCAGGACAAGCAAACGCTAGTGTGTCAATGTTTTCGTTCAGTGCAGCTAAACCACCGACTTCATCTTTGTCAATCATAGTGATCATACCTTGTAGGGTATCATCAGAACTTGCTGCGTTGATTGTCATTGTTCCTGTAAACGTTGTGCCTACATGGAACTCATATGTTAGTCCTGCTGTTGCTGCAGGTAAGGTTACAGTGATACCACCTGCTCTGTTAAGACTAAAGATAGTTCCTGACTCTGCTGCTGTCACTGTTTTAGTTGAATCAGTAATACTTGTTACTGCTGCCTTGATAGTAGTGAGGGTAATTGGCGTTTCGTATACTTCTACACCCTCTTGCCTTGTTGCCGTTGCTGACATTATTTGTCTCCTTTATAAAACATTCCAGACTTTCTGTAGTCTGTTTTTCCGTTGCTAATCATGCCGCCTCTATTCTTGAAGCCCATTTTGTTTCGCACCCCTGCAGGAAGTTTACTTAAACCTGTATTACCTGCTGGCACATCTTTTAATTGTCCACCTTTAGACATACCCATAGCTGGGGCTGTACCCATCATCTTTGGATCTTTCTTAGGTTTCCGTTGCTGTTGACCCATCATCATGCTACGCTGCCTCTCTTGATCTGCTTGTGTAGGATTGTACATAGGTTGTATAGGGTTGATAACGTTTGCGTTTTTAGTTCTCATAACGCTACCCTTTCATAAGTTTATAACCTTTGGCTTTTGCTGCTGCACGAATACCAGCTAGAGTCATGCCTGTTTTACCGCCATTAGCCATACCTTTTTTCTTCATAGCTTTGACTTTACCGCCATTAGCCATCTTTTTCATCTTACCACCTTTAGCCATGCCTTTTTTCTTCATAGCCATTTTACCGCCTTTGGCGTAGCCTTTTTTCATTTTGCCGCCTTTAGCCATACCTTTCTTTTTCATTCTCATTATTATTCCTCACTGTATAGATTGTTAAACACTCGTTGCGTATCCCAAACGTACTCTACGTCTTGCTTAGAGTGAAATATGTTTTGGTTAGGTTTAAAGTCAGGTGCACCTTCTCCAGCTTCAAACCACGCAGGGTGAGTTACCCTCACTCTATTATTAGGCAACGCAACCATGTTGCCAGTATATTCACCTGCATCTAATAACTCCAGCACGTGTGATTGTTTGTGCTGCGCTGGGTCATCTGCTACCTCGCTGTCTGTGTAGTCAACAGTGAAGTAATACTTTGCAGGATAAAACTCATTGTCTATCTTAGCTATCCACGGTGCAGGGCTTGCCCTGTCTATTACGTATACGGAGTGGGTGTGTGACATACAATCCCACGGCTGCGCTAAGTAAGGTGGAAGTTCTTGGGGCCACTCCTCTAAAGGGGTATCTGCAACGAGCGCAGTTAGCGGCATTCTAGCCCACATTGCTCCACCGTGCACATTAGGGCTATCTTCGTCATCGTCGGACTCAAAGCCAGTAAATATTACTTGAAAGCTTAGTGTCCTGTTAGGCATAGTCGTAACTGCTACAACCATACAATGCAAGAAATCTCCATGATACTCCTGCATATTCTTTGTGTATTCTCTTCTTACCCACGCCTTGAAGTAGGGTATATTACTTTGTAGATACGCCATCTTTCTTGTGTTTCCTTCGCAACTCTGCTTTAGCTTGTTTGAAGACGTTAGCTATAGCTGTCTTCCCCATAACTTTAGCACGTTGTTCAGCTACTGTCAATATCTGAATCTTTCTTGCGTAGGGCTTCTTTAGGCGTTTTACTTTAGCTACTGTAGCTTTTGCATCAGCCATCGTAGCAAACTTAATTGATACCGTATCTTTAGGATTCTCATCCGTATATAGTCTGCGTCCAGACCCTTTCGGTTTTTTACCTGTTCCTACTTTTGGGTCTTTTGCCATTAGTTACCATGCTTTGCAAGACCAGTATCTTGCAGTAAATTTATCTTTTGCTGTGTCACATTTGTGTCGAGCACGAAAGCTTTTACGTGCTGCAGGGTTATCTTTACGGATAGCCATATTAGGATCACCATAGCGAACAACTTTTATTTCGTCACCTTTTTTAGCTAACACGGCTGACTTCTTAGATTCGCCTGATAGTCGTTTAGGTTTGTTGTAGCCTGGAAATATCTCACCACGGTACTTTAGTTTACCACTGGGTAGTCGTTCTACATCTTTAGTTGTTGCCATTGATCTGCCTTAGAATGTTATTCTTGCACCCATAGTAATATCGCTAAACTCAAAGTCACGATCTGAAGATAGCTCTGAGTACAACTTTATGTTTGTGTTTGGTAGTTCGTAGTCAACTACATAGTCTAGACCTGTAAACACTTCATCTGCTTGTAGGTCAAGCATATCTATTGTAGTTTCTACACTGAAGTTAACACCACTGTATTCTATTCCTGCGCTGGGCGTAAGCTCCCAGTTCCAATCTTCGATACCTGTAGTGTAGTTGATGTCGTTCTCTGCTCCAAGTGACAGAGTTTGTCCTGCTACAGGAATGTCCATAGCCACTGCTGGTGCAGCTACCATACTTGACAGTCCTAATACTATTGCTAATTTTTTCATTTTATGTGTCTCTCTTTTTAAATTAATCTCTGGGGTCCATCATGTCCATGTGGTCACGATTCATAAACTTGATAGTGTTTTCTAGTAGAGCTAGTCTTTGTTGTAGGGCAGTAATCTTACCTATCGTGAGAGTTAAACTCTCTGTTTCTTCCCACAGTTCTTCTATCTCAGCGAATGCACCATCAATATAATCCATGTTTTCTTGCACGTCACGCTTTAAGTTGACGTTATCTTCTACAGCCATCTTACTAGCAAACTGCTGCACAGATTCTTCTAAGCTAGATATGGTAGCAGCTTGTTGTGATACCCACCACACACCACCTGCTAGTTGTACCGCCATCGCAGCTACAAGAGCTACTGGTAGTTTTAAGTTATCCATCTGCATATTCCCTTTTTCTATCGGGGTCTAGAACTTCGTGTCGTTCTAAATGTCCTTCTAAGTACATAGCTCTTTCTACATGGTCCAGTGTGTACCACTCACCAGTGCGATTGTAGATTGCTTCTCGTACATAGAACACATCCGACTTGGGTATGTGTACTTTCCTCATAGCATACGAGTTATTAGAGGCTAATGCATTATAAAAGTCTTCTAAAACACTTTCACTTTGACATAGTTGTACTCTTTTATTCTTCATTGTCAACACATATTTAACCTAAGAAAGGAAAAAAAG